GTAATGCGCGTCAATTGTTGGAAGATATTCGCCATGGGCGGAATGAGTATCATGTGATTGAGATTATGGCATGTCCGGGGGGCTGTATCGGGGGGGGCGGGCAACCGTGTTTGTTGGTTTCTTACTGTAATTGGGTTCTTTAGGTGTGAACTATTACCGCACTATTGGAACTGTCTTTATAAAGTTGTCCCTTGTCTCGTAGCGGTAGGTTCCTTCTATAGTCGGTTTAGGAATGGTTACTTTAATCCCGTCATAAAAAGGTTTTTCTCTTTTAGCAAGTAGAGCTACATCCCCATAACAGTATTTGTCGTATTCTGAATCACATTCGACGGCCAAAGCATTTCCATCCGGCAAAACTTGAAAGACTCGATAGGTTTTTATTTCATCTAACCAAACTGTCTGACCATCGATGACGGTACAACTAGTTAAAGTTAAGAAGCTTATGGGTAGTAGCAAAAGGAGTTTTTTCATTTTCACTGGGTGTTTGAACTGGTGAGAGGCTCATCCTCCTGAAAAAAGTTTAGCGGCTTTCATGGCGATCTGTAAAGGAAAAAGAAAAACCTCCCGTAGGAGGCCGACTTAATGAACGTAGTTTCTTAAGAAGTCAAAGATATTATCAACTCCCCTAATATTTTGAATTGATCGCTAAAAGCAGTTCGACTTTCTTTCATAGTTTCGAGGGCCCAGCCAAACTGCTTTGCATTTTTTAAGTCCTCATCAGTCAAAGCAAAAACTGGTCGTCCAAGATTTTGGCTAATGGCAATTAACGAATTAAAATCCGAGATGTGTGCAAGGTCGTAAGCCTGGAGATTCAAGCCTAATGCGTCTAAGGCGACCTGAACGTCGGCTCGATTTTTTACGCAACCAAGTCTTGTCAAGCACGGAACTAAGCTAGCATCAACCGAATCACGAATAGCGGTGATCCATTTTTCGAAGGATTTTGCAGGCTCCCTCTTACGGATTCTGTATCGTTGCTGAATTGTTCCTAAAAATAAAGGACAATTAGATAACGAAGCTACTGCACGAGGTGTTGCTGAAGCAGCTTTAAAGGCAGACAGATCGCTGTGCCATATCTCTATGTACTTAGTCAGCGAGCTAACAGCTTGCCAGCAGAAAAAGTCCGGTGTAGTAGGAACGATGAAGTAGTCACTAGACATCAACATAACTTCGTTTAAGCCCCCTACATTAGGACTCATGTCTAAAATCACATAATCAAAACCACGATCCCTGGCCAGACTCTTTACAAGTTGCGGTAAAGCTCCAGGAAGATTGCGTGTTGCAGGAACGCCTGCAGCGATCTTTAAGGCAATGCTAATTTGAGAATCTAAACTGGATATATTTAGGCTACCCGGTAAGAGAAATAGATTCTCGTTCTGTGTTTGGTGTAGCCTTCCCTTCTCGGCGTCTAATATCCCCTCAGGAGTTTCCCCGTCAATAATCCGGTCCACGATCGGCATTAGAGTGAGATTATCTCTGCTACTGTAGAACGAATCCAAGCCATCACTCAGTCCAGCATAACCCAAAATTAATCCAGTTAAATTGCATTGTGAGTCCAAGTCAACTAGCAATACCTTTTTGTTTAGATTTGCCAAGGACCACCCAAGATTAAAAGCTGTTGTCGTTTTGCTGACTCCGCCTTTATGATTAAAAAGTCCAATAACTTTTGCCATCTGAGCCTCCTCTTATGCGAGGATTTTAGCTTATTCAGGTAAAAAAACTAAGGCATATTTTCATGAAGTGCGGTGTAACTATTAACTTTTAGTATTTAGAATATCCTCTACCTTCCGTAAACCCTGCCATAAAGTTTGATAATCATCCAGGTGTTAAACATACTGGCGATTGCAAGTGCAAGAATGCTGATGCCAATGCATGACAATAAAAGTGAATCCATAGTTTTTCCTTCGGTAAGTTAATGGCAAAAATAAAATTGCTTAATTGGCGCCGGTGTGGTCATTCCATTTCAAAGTCCCGCAAAAAGAGGTTCGTTCCGGATGTCCATTAAAGCCTCAAGCGCTTTTCGTTCCCTCTCTGCTTTCTCAGCAGCTCTCTTTTGGCACCTGAGCCTGAATTCTTCCGAAGAAAACTTCATTTCATTTGCACGGAAACGCTTGACCTCTTCGACGAGTTTTTTATCCTCGTCAGAAAGCTCGGTAGGTACGCCAAGTTTCAGCATGTATTTAATAGCCTCCCCTGGTGTCATCAGGCCAGAGAATTCATCCATTCTCTTGTTGAGTTCAGCTTCATCAACCTGAGATTTCCCGGCGAAATATTCGGGCCGTTGTTGTAGTTCTTTCTTCTCAAATTCATCAGCAAACAGTGGAGCAGTCTTTTCAATACGCGTGTGCATCCTCTTTTTTCTCATTGCCGCTCGTTTCTCTTCGTCCATCTTTCTTTTTGGTTTGGGATGTTCGAAGTAGATACCTATGGCCCACGCGCTGAGTCCCCAGTTGGAGGCCATAATCCAAGGAAGTGTTAAGTCTTCCTCGAAGGGACTGCTGCATAAAATCTTCGGAAGGCCTGCAGGTCTCGGCTTATATGGATTCCTCCAGGTTATTGTGTACCTAAGATCAGACACCGATCGATCTTTCATGTTGTCACCCAATAAAAAGGCCCTCCGAAGAGGGCTCGTTATTTTTCAACTTTGAACGTCACTGGCTCCCAGGCGTCGTAGGTCAATTCCTGTAAATCTCTCTTGGCATACTCGCCTTTGTAGAAATATCCGAAATCGCATCCGGGCATCGTCAATGTTGCGTAGTCTCCGCTTTTGTAGTGCCGGAGTAGAAAAATCCTTCCGTTGTAATGTGTTTTCTCAATGCACATCCTGCAGATAAAAAGGCTTCCGTCCGGATAATCATCAAATGGGATCGGCCCGGAGTGTGTCAGTGTGATTTCCATTTAGTCCCCCTTTTTTATATGGTTCTGGCAGTTCCTTGAATCCTTGTATTTGGGTCTGAATTTCTCCAACCCATTCGCCATCACAGCCAACGATTCCCCAGCGTCCAATACGGACCTCTGATCGCTCACCGATTTTTACCGTGATGAGGTATTCACCTTCCTCCGGAGGAAGGATCTCCGGGTAAGGATTCCAAGCATCTTGCTGGTAATCCTCGCAGAGAGAAAAGGCGGAAGAGTTGACTACGAAGGTCATCGATAAGAGTGGATTTACCTCTCTATAAAAACCGATAATCTCAGGAAACTCACGCCGATCAATGTCTGCATGGAAATTCTCGTCAATCTCTTTTTCGCTGAAGTTTCTTCTGAGAATGTTTGCAACCCTGGGGTCATTTGGTCTCCATTTCATTGCCATATTTGTTCTCCGTACCGGTAGGATCTGTCTGGGCTGTAATCGACATAACAGAACTGGCCCGGATAGGTAAGGCCCCGAGCAATTGCATTTACTAGTTCTGTTGTTTTTCCGTCGGCCGAAAGTCGCAAGGCTTTTTTGATGATCTTTGTGGTTCCGTCATCCATAGCTGCTATGACACCAGCACAAATAGGATTGGCTGGAGCAGGTGTTGACCTTCTTGATTGTGGACGACAATGCAGAATGAAATCACACCACCTACAAAGTCCGTCTTTGACACACTGATTGTGGTCTTTCAGGTAGGCAGCGATCTTCACGGCTGTAGGTTCGTCCGCAAGAATGTACATCCTGTTTAAAAAGTCCATATAGGACGGCCATTTTTTATCTGTCCGGAAATCATCCCAGCAGGATTTAATTTCAATGCCGCAAAGCTCCATACCGTAGCCAATTCCCAGCACGTCTAGTCGGTGCTCATAACCGTTGCGGTAAGAGATTTCCGTATTCCAAACACCGCCGGAAACAAGATTTTCATTGAAAAATACATCTTTCTCTATCGCTTCTCGAAGTTCGTTACCCGGGTGAATACGATATTCAAACGTCCTGTGGATAGTGAATTGCGGGATTGCTTTGAAACCACGTTCGCCGAGGTAATTTTGTGCAATTTCGGTTAAAAGCCGTTCTTTTCTACCTCTTTCGGCTTGAGAGATATTGAGGATTGGATCTTCATCATTACACATCAATTTTCTCCCATCTCATCAATTCGGGGCCGGGAAAGGGAGCGTCAAAATCCATCGGATCACTGTTCGGTCCGCCAAAAACAAAGTCATCGTTCACATAAGTGAGGATTTCATAGAACTGCTCACCAGTTTCTGGATTGTTTAAAAGAACGATTATTTGATCCAGTTCATCAAAATGGTGATTTCGAGGATCGTCAGTGTTTTCAAGTTCTAGTTTCATTTGTTCGTCTCCGGTTGATATGGGGCGGGGAGGGATCTGAATGCAACGATGAGTCTGTCGTCATGGTCCTCCCAGGAGTAATCGATTCCTTCTTCAAACGAGCGTGTAAATGATCGTATAGCTAAATTTCCGTCTTCATCCTGCGTAAGCCACTTTTTCCCGTCAACCGGGGGCGTTACAGTCGGATATGGGTTCCAGTCGTTTTCTTGATACTCAGGAACGAATTCAACTAACTCTTTTTCGACTGTGATAGTTACACACAGACCTTTTTTGTTAACGGTAGATAATCGGAAGTAGTTATTAAAGGTTTCTCAATTATTTGTACTATATGCTAGTCGGTTTCCGTCTTTTTCGGCCTTCCTCTAGGTCTCTTAGGACCGACAAAGACAGGTTTCCTTTTAGGCCTGCCTTTAGGCTTAGGTTCCCCATCCAGGGTTGCAATAGGTTCGGATAATCCCAGCTCTTCTAGGATTTGCATTCCGTCTTTGAAGGGATGCACCCAATAAGGATCAGAAGATTGAACCGGCCCTTTAGCAGCAGTTTTTCTCCAAATGTGCTCAAGTTCATCGAGGAGTTCACCATAAGTGAACTTGTCCAATAACTTCTTCTCATCGGCCTTTTTCACCATCTTTGCAGTAATGACTGTTGCTAAGAAATTGACAAACTCCGAGCCCCAAACAGAGAAGTCACTCTGCACTCTGGAATCTACAAGCTGCTCATTAGATTTGTATTTTTTAAACATGAGTTCCAACAGCCATCGGTCCTGATAGCAAAGGTAGGCGCTCTTTGGAGATAGATCTTGGTCTGATTCAAAGACAATGAGACCGAACTTTTCTTTCTTTCCCAGATAATTTTCATTATTAAAGTCGTTATGTCTGAGCCTGTGATTCAAGTAGTCTTTCTGCTCGGAGCTCTCTAAACCGGTGTCTTTAAATGAGTAAAAGAATCTTCCGGAAACGCTTTTGCGTTTGGCATAAAGAACTTGTTGTTTCGTGCCGGCCAGAACTCCGTCAAATTTGAGAAGTTCCAGCTTTTCGATATTTACATCGTTGCGTCGGACCGGAGTTAGGAAGTGGAGTCCCGGATGCTGCTTAAGTTCATCGGCCAACTTTGAAGACGGAAAGCCCTTGTCAGCAACAATGATTCCCTTTTCGATTTTATTTTCGCGAATGAATTCCCGATAAGCGCTTGCATCGATGCAATGGCCGGGAAAGACTTGAGCGCAGAGCGGCTCCATCCTTTCAATATCGTAGGCATAGATCACGCTGATATCGCGACATCCTTTCAGACGGGACTTATAGGAGAAGCCGGAAAGATCGTTGACAATACTGCTGTCCTGTTTGAGAGTCCCGTCAATCGCGATGTGCTCAAAGCCGCTTACGTTACTGAGGCGTCGTGCAAAGAAATGTCTCCTTTTCTCGGCGTCTTTCCCAAGATTGTTGAGCAGTTTTGAGACCGTATTACCGGACAGCTGTATTCCGGGAATGAACATCGATATCCAGCTGCGTTCGTAAAGAGAATTTAGTCGGCTGTTGGGAACCCGGGGTTTAAGAACTCTCAAAAGAGCGATTGTCAGTAAGGTAAGAGCAGTTTTGATTTCGAAGCTCTCGAAGAGTTCCTGCTTAAGGGTTTGGCAGACAGAATAAGCAAAGGCAGCGCTGCCAAAGGAAAGACTGTCGGGCTTATCAGTTCTCAATTCCAGCCCCTTAGGAATGAACTTCCCTTCGTAGATATAGCCAATAACCTTCCCGTAAACGGGCTGCGGATTATGGCCTTTGATGTACTTACACCCAATCCGTTCCCGAACAAAGAATCGCTTCGGTCCGTCTCTGCCGGCGTCATAGACAGTAGTGTTAACCGGACGCGGAACCTTTTTGACTTCTTCAGGAACAGCCATTTTTTTGCCTTTAAATCATTTTAATATAGTCTTATATTATACTAAAATTAAACTATATAACCAAGCAATTAATCAAAAATAATGGCAATTTTTCGTTAGAAAAATTGCCATAACTATTGGATTTTTAGGATTTTCTGAAAGCAGGATCAGTCTTTGAAATTTATTCTATAGTTCGTCG